CTGACAGCTGGCGCGTAATCTCGAGACCGAATGGTTGCGAGGCCGCGCGGCCGGAGACGAGGTATTTCGCCCCGTACTCCGAGGAAGTGACAATCCCGAAGGCCACCGTACTGGTGGAATCCTTCTTAAGGGTCAAGGTTGAGCTGGGCATAGAAGCCCCCTTTCATGGATAAATAAGGTTCATTGATTATCTCAGAAACCGCTGCAATATTAAAGCGACCCCTGAGATGGTCTGAGTGACCGAAAGTCCGTGATTGGTGAAAATAGATGTTGACGTAGCGGGAGGTAAACCAGCAAAACGGGAGTAGTGGACGTAGGATCCGGGTGATTCAGAGCGACAAAATCTCGCTCCTACACACTCGTAAGCCGGGTTCCAGATGCTCCAGTCACACCAGCTCGGAGGCTTAAGTTTCACCTCAGAGTGGTACTCGCACGCGAACTTCTTCGAGTACGAGATGTTGGTTATGTCGGCCGCTCCTAGGCGCAGTGAGGACATGTACGTATCCAATCCCTTCATATTGATGAACCAATCAACAACGAAGGAATAGGGCGTCATTTCCCACAGCGTCGAAAGAATATCGGGTGCAGTGAGTCCATATGCGTGAAGCATCTTAAAGGACTTTTGCAACCAGTTCAACTGTCGGTATTGCTGTCAACAGCTGACGCGATAGGTAACGGAACCCGTCGGTAAAATCCGACACCAGAGACCCCAAGGGCCTCCGTATGGGTAACTACCGTTCCAATCGCTATTCCATAGGCTTTCCCCGTAAACGGGGTAGTCAACATCAAGACGAGCGTTCAGCTGTTCTCCAGCTGAGTAGCGCTCGGTCAGTGAGGAGAGCTTCGAGACTACGGAAGGTGTCCATACCTTCGCTGTTGTCGTAGCAAACGACTTCAGATCCTGGTAGAGAGCGTTCCAACCGTAGCGATGCTCGAGCCATAGATTCGCAGAACCTTTTGTGAGTTCATGCGCGGAAGGATAACGTTTGTCCTTCCAGAGAGAGGATATTACCTTTCTCCAATCTTTCCTCATTAAACCGAATGGATTCAACATCATTTTGACGGTCTTGGCAGACTCCGCAATGGAAACACCGAGAAGTGTACCATCTTGGATCGATCCATCGAGCTGACCTGCGAGATCATTGACGTAACGCGACCAATCTGGATCTGGGAGACCCAATGTCGACGGCGTCCAAAGGACGGGTAAATCGATTGCTTCACTTGTTTGATTCAGATGCACACGATTCGTGTAGAGACCCAAAAACTTCTGGGTACCCCGCACAAAGGTGGCCTGATTCTTGAAGTGTTCGCAAACATTTACGCGCCTGGGCGCGCCGTGGGGCGTTAAATCGTCC